TAGGGGCCAGTCCACACCATGCCAGGAGAGCCTTCGCCGCCCGCGCCAGGCTGCCCTTGAGCGCCGGGAGGACCAGTGGGGCCTGGGTCGCCGGGCGCACCCTGGACGACGGCTGCGACCAGGAGAGCGCCTTCGGAGCCGAGCGGGCGCATGGTCAGCAGCAGGCTGGCCGCAAGCTCCAGGCTGACAGCACTCTTGTTCTTGAGCGCCACAATGAATTCGCCCTCGGTGTAAAACTGCACGCCGCCTGAGAACTCCGTGGCCGTCGAAATGATTTCTGCGCCCGTCACGCCGCCAAAGCTCGCCGAGTAATAGACCTTCAGTTCGATGTCCGCAGACGTGGGCGTGGCGCTGATGGCGGCATTGATGATGCGCGATTCAAAGCCCGCAGGGATGCGATAGTTGTATACCGTAACTTCCTCATTCGGCGTCAGCAGCGTGCGCACCACCGGCATGGGAATCATCTGCTCCTGGCTGTTGACGGCCTGGATGACCTCATTCAGCTTCTCCGCGACCAGGTTGTCGCGCTGAGCCAGATGCCGGGTCGGATTCTGCAAAGAAGGCACCCCCACCGCGTCGCCAGGGCTGAAATGCCGCACGTCGCCGTTGCCGTAGTCAATGCCTGCGGCAGTCGGCAGGTTCACAGGTTGGATAGCCATAAAATCAGTTCAAATACACTTTGAACTCAGGCCCCCTGCCTGAGCCGGGCTGGAAGTCCTTTTCCAGCTTCTTCAGTTCGCCGTCCTTCCCCTCCACCGTCACGCGAGCCGCACCGTCACCGTCAATGCCAAGCTCCGCGCTGCCGCTGTGCCCGCTCCGCGTCATGTTAATCCAGGCAAACAGTTCCTCGATTTTGTCCAGATGGTCTGGACGGGCCGAAATAGTATACGTGCGTGTCTCACGGTCAGACTCGCGCAGGCCGATAACTTTTTTGACAGCAGCGTTCACAGCCTAAATACCGCGCTGACGTGACAGCAGCCAGTGATGCTTCATGCAGGAGTCATATTCCTGGCATATCTAAAAACCACTTCAACCGGTGGTTGTTGAGGAACCGCTTGTAGAGCGTGAATTTGTAGGTGAACCGGCCATCCATGTTGAAAGTCCGATGGATGCCCCGCTCCACCTTGCCGCCCTTCACCTTCTTGAAGTGCATGTGTACGTCACGCGGCGGCTGCCAGACCGGGTTGACGCAGGCCACGCGCCCGATGCGCACCTTGCTGCCACTGACGATGGCGTCCTCAAAGGTGTGGCACATACATTCGTAGATGCGCACAGCCTGGGCATAAGTCACACCGCAGTCCCGCATGAAACGCTGGACGAATTCGCGGCGGGTGACTGGCGGCGATTGAATCATTGCGCAAACGACAGGGGCAAATTGAAATTCTGCTGCGAGAGCTTGGAAAAGAAGATGCAGTCCACCGTGATGGACTTGTTGTCCGGGGTGCGCGTGACGCTGATGGACACCAGGGAGACGCGTGGTTCCCAGCGGGTGATGGCTTCAACAATCTCGCGCTGGGCTACCGCTTCCATGCCGTCGGTCATGGCCTCAAACAACAGCAGGCGCAAGTTGGTGCCGTAGTCCGGCTCCATGACCCTCTCGCCCTTTCCGGTGATGAGCAGCATCTTGACTGACGATGCCAGGACTTCCAGGTCGGTGCCGGTGGTGAAGTTCCACTGCTGATTGTTGGGGAAGCCTGTGTCCTTGGGCAGAATGGGACCGAAAATAATCCGCGTGTCAGGAGCCTTCTGGACCCGAGGCGTCACCACCACCGAAAAGTTTACGCCCTCCACCTGGCGCGTCGGGGCAGCAAAGTTCTGGCCTTCAAGCCGCAAAACGTGATTGCCCACCGAAAGCTGCCGGACAGAATCAATGGACAGAGTGCCGTTGACGGAAAGCATGTAGTTGAACGTCTCCGGCTGCAAACCATCATTCCAGTCGATGGCTGCCTCCACTGACTGCACCGGCAGAGACGTGTCGTCCTCAACCACCCTGGCCTGAAGCTCGTACAGTATACCGGCTTCCGATGTAGCCCGGACAGCTACTTCAGCGGGCGGATTGGCAATCAAGTCCACCCCGTCAAAATCGCGTATGGAGAGCATGGTTCAAGGTTTCATCCACCTGCGGTAAGGCTTGAAGTCCGCCTTCTCCGCCGTGGGAGCGGCGGTACCATCAGCGTCCTGGGCAGTGACAGGCGGAGCAGCCACAGCGGCTCCATCATCATCCCAGGCCGACTTTTTGGACTCCACAAGCATCTGGCTCAGCGAACCGCCCGGATGCAGCACGCGGTCCTGGCTGTCGCGCAGGTTGGCGCTGCGCTTCAGGTTGAACGGATGCTTGCCGAAACTGGAAATCACCACGTCGTTTTCCTTGAACAACTGCGGCGACAGAACCTCACGAATGGACACCTGTTTGCGCGGCGTAATCGTGACTTGACCTTTGTATACGAGACTGTTAAGGTCTTGGATAAGGCGTTTGCCGTTCGGATGCGATTTCAATGCTTCATCAATCTGCTTCACCAGCCGGGCCGAACCAGGCGCAGGCTGCTTTTTGCTTTCCATCGCCCCGCCACCGCCACCACCTTGCGGCTCCTGCTCAATTTCACCTGGCAGCGCCGTGATGAAGACGTTCACCACGTCATCAGGAAGGTGCATGTAGCGCTTGAAGATGGTTTCCACCCAGGCTTCCTTCGGCAGCTTGTACATGTCCATGACATCAGCCAACTGCCCGAGCACGTCGGCCTGCATCTTGAGCATTTCCAGCTTCATCTGTTCCTCCAGGGAACCGATGGGCGGCATCAGGGCCTTGATGTCCAACTGCTCGATGGACTTGCCCTTCAAGACCGCGTGGAAATAGCCCATCCACTCGTAGCAGTTCAAAATGGGCCTGCGAATGCTCTTAATCTTGCGCAGGAACCGGATGTCCTGAGCCAGCAGAGCCTTGCCCGAGGGAGCGTCGCTGCCGGTATCACGCTGGCTGCCGAACCACTGGCGCGGCATGCCAATGATGGAGTAGAAAAGGTCCGTCAGCAACTCAATGTCGTATACATCAGGGACTTCAGCGGTGCCCGGCAGCTTGTTGATGACGTTGTTGAAGCCCTTGGGCTGGGCCAGATAGATGATGGTGTCGAGCGCCAGGGCGTTGTAGTAGCTGACAAAATCCGCCGCGCTGTTCCACTCAGACGGATTGCCCTGCTGCCCGAAGGCCAGCTTGCTGCGCAGCGCCTGCCGCCAGCGCTGGACGGTCTTCATCTGCTCAACAGGCGGCTGCTCCTGCGTGTCGATGGAGATGGCATAGCGGTCAGGCTGCACTTGCGCCCGGTGAACGACCATCTGGTCCACCGCCAGCCGAAGCTTCTTGTAGATGCCATCAGCCTCGGCAAAAATCGGCTCACCGTGCTCAGAGACGCGCATCCTGAACATGCGGCGGAAGTGCAAGAAGTCCCACGGGTACCACAGTTCCTCCAGGCTCTGGCCGTTGTTCATCGAGACGCGCTCCACAGGCGTCTGATTGTCCGGCATGACGAACACGTCCTCCTTGTTCGGCTTGTGGTTCATCCATCGGTAGCCAATCGCCTTTCGATTCCGTTCCAGCCAGTAGCGGCGAATTTCCATCGGATGGACAAAACTCATCCCGATGATGCCCTCTTGGGGCGCGTACTCCAGCTTCTCAAAGTGGTTGCCGAATGCCGCCAGGTGCCACACCTGCGACTGGATGATGTGCTCCACTTCCAGGCGAGACAGCAGGTCGTTCAATTCTTCTTCAAACTCCTGGTCGTTGCACTGGTACCAGATGGTCCCTGGCGAATTGGCATCAGCCTGCGTGGCCTCGTCGACAATCTCCACCAGGGCGGCAGCAATCAAGTCCCAGCCCGACATTTCCTCCCACAGTTGAAGCATCGACTCAAACGTCGTCGGGCGCTTCATCACCGTGTTGTACTTCGTCCAGATGTCCGGGTCTGCCACCCGGCCTGCTTCTTCAAACTCGCGCCAGAGCCTTTGCTCCGCATCAGGAGTTTGAGCGCGGGGCACCAGCGAGCCGGTGCGGACTCCGCTCGTGCCTATCAGACCCAGGTATTTCAGCAGCCCCGTCGAAGTGACATTTGCCATACGCGTTTAACTACTCGTGAACCAGCCACCTATTTAGAACCGAATCGCCAGCGCAAAAACTGAATACGCTTCCGGCACGACTCCATTTTTCACGTTCTTTCTTTTGATATGGCTAAAACCACGAAAACCAAAAAAGCGAAAGTCCCGGCGAACAAGAACGGGAAAACCAAACGCGCCAGCATGGAGCATGTCGTCTCCTTCCGGCTGACCGATGGCCAATACCAAGCGCTGTCCGCCATTTTCAGCAAACAAGGCATCATGAACGTGACCTCCGTCCGCCAGTTCTCACGCAAACTGGTGGTCGACTACATGGCAGGCAAGCTCAAGTACGCCAACGCAGCAGACCTGCTGGCAGACACTGAATCTTTCAAGGGCTAGTCCCTCCAGCACTCCCTGGTGCGCGGATTCAACCGGAACCGCACATCCACAGGAAAAGTGCTGGACGACTCGTGGTCAGCGCACCGGCAGGGTATGCAGCAGTGCATGCAATCTGCGGACAGTTTCTCCACGAGCACGAGAGCAGGATTAAGAGGCTCCGGCTGGACCGCGCAGAACTGTTGCACAGTGCGCTGGAGCGTGCCCTGCCGGGCTTCAAACGTGGCCCAGGCCAGGGTTGGCGGCAGCTTGGCGGCAGAGTCCCGGATGAACGTGCCCGCTGCTTTCTTGGCGAGCGGCGAAGCCATTTTCAGTACGCGTAATCGTACTCCGTGCCAGGCAGTTCCTTCGGCGTGACCTGAATCTCCAGACCGGTGCGGGCCTGCCCGTTTTTGATGTACTTGACCAGGCGGTGGTTCTTGTAGAAATCAGTCGAGAGCAGACGCTCCAGGTCCGGCAGCACTTCCTTCGGCAGCTTCAAAAAATCGAGTTGAATCTTCACCGACCCGTCTGGGTCGCCCGTGGGGGTGACGCTGGCATCGGCCAGGCACGCCTGCAAGGACGGCACAGAATAGACCTGGAGAAAGATGCGGTTGGCCAGCGTCTTAATCTTCGAGTCAATCTTGTCGCTGTCCGTGCTGGAGCCTCCAGCCATGCTGTTGTTGCCTTTGCCTCCTGCTGCCGCGCCATGCACCATGCCCCCCTCAAGGTCTTCCTCGACGGGGTGGGGCAGTAACAACTGGGCTGTCTGTGCTTCAGTCACGCTCTAAATACGCGCTCAACGTCCAAAGTAGCTGCGCAGGACGCTGGAATACAGCGAGCGGAGCCAACTCTTCGGCAGGCGCGGGCGAACCGGCAGCCACGAAGCTCCGGGCATGGTGACGCTGCAACCCGCCTGGCCGTTGATGTCTAACGACAAAAGTTTCATTGCATCTTACCTGTCCAGGTAGTAGAACAAAATTGCAGCATCCCCGAAAACGCAGCTATAACCATTGAATGTCCAATCTGGAGATGGACCATTCTGTTCTTCAAGTCATGAGACTTCTCGTTTACGGCGACTTACAGGCCACAGATGGAAATGAAGTGTGCTGGGCGGACCCCACCATCACGCTCCAGCACTACCGGGTGACGAAGTTCTACCAAGACATTGCCGACATCTACGCCAAGCACAAATGCGACGGCGTGATTGACCTGGGCGACACGACCGACGACCGCAGTTCCATACCCGTGCCCACCATTGAAGCCGTGGGCGCGGGCCTCGACTTGATTCCCGACAGCAACCTGAATTTCAAGCTGGTCGGCAATCACGAGCAGTTCCTGCGCAACACCAGCATCAACAACCGGCGACTGTTCCAGCACAAGTTCGAGGTCATCAACCAGACAGACGTATACGACTTCAATGGCGTCACCGCCGTTTTCTGCTCCTACCCGGCCAAGCACGAACTGCTGACCGATTGGCTCGACAAAAATGAACGGCACTGGAAATCGCCCAAGATTCTCTTCGGCCACTTCCAGGCAGTGGGCTGCACCCTGAACAGCGGAACAGCCCTGGATGGTATACCGAAAGAAGCTCTTGAGCCGTTTGACCTCTGCCTGCTGGGCCACATCCACCTGCCGCACACCATCGGCAAGACCATCCACTACGTCGGCTCGCCCTTTCAGCAGGACTGGGGCGAAGCAGGCCAGGTCAAGCGCGTGGCTATCCTGGACACCGAGAAGCTGAGCATCAAATGGGTGCCCCTGGCGGGCTACCCGGAATATCGCCTGGTGAAGTGGGACGAGTTCAAAGACCTGGAGAGCATCGAAGAACACCGCTACCGCGTCGCGCTGTCCTCGCACGCCGAAACGGAAGCCTTCTTCCAGCACGCTTTCTTTCAGAAAGCTGAACCTGTATACGATTATGACGCCATCGAGCCGGAGAAGAAGCCGGAGAACCAGGACTGGACCTTTGAAGGTATCTGCCAGCGCTACATCAGCCTGGTCCCACCAGCAGCCATCGGAGCCGACGTGACGGAAAAGGAACTCCTTGAAATCGGGACGGCTTTGGCCAAGGGGCAGCTATAGCGATTGAACACCAATCACCTGAGACGCGCTGGGTGCTGAGCGCGTTGATACGATGCAGAGAAAAGTCGGCTCGTAGCCGATAAACAGTCAAACAAAAATCGTATGAACCAGCAAAGCTCCATCGGCTTCGGGCCTGACGCAACAGTGTTTGCGGCCTATGCCCAGAACGCCAACGACAAACTCGGTAATCTCGACTTTGTGTTCGAGAATACCGGCCCCAACACGGCGTACATCCGCCTCATGCAGTACGACGGCTCCACCAGTCCTTCCGGCTGGGCTACCATCGACAAGACCGTCACGGCTGCTCCGTTCATAACCGACTGGGTGGGCTTCGCCGTGGCTCCTGGCGGCACCCTCACCCGCAGCTACGTGCTGTTGACCCAGCGCGTCGGCTTCTTCGGCTCCGGCAACACCACCGTCAACATCTCGTCCGTCATCCGCAACAAGGCGGACCTGCGGAACGCGCAGATTGACATCGTGGCGGTTGGCCGCAAGGGCTGGGGCTACGACGAGGGCTTCAACAAGGCCGAGCTTCGCAAGAAGTGGGGCGGCGTGGGCGGACAGCCGAACACGAAGACGACCATCCAGGCAGGCCAGGGCCTCATCAACCAGCCGGACAACACGGGTCCGACGGGTCCGTAATCTTTCGGTTGCGCATAGGGAAGGCCGCTCCAGGTGGGAGCGGCCTTTTCTTTGTCAGTGAGGCAGGAAGAAGGCGGTCGTCGTGATGCCCTGGAATGGAAACAAGACGCCGCCAACATGAAACCGTAAACGAAAAGTCATGGAATAGGGATAATGAGCAGGAACCAATGTACTCGAAAGCTGGCTGGAAGTTCCGTTAGCGGTTCGAGTCAAGTCTCCAATCAGCACAGTTTTTCCAAACAGTGCGTTGTTTGGGTCTGTCCAGCATGTAAAACGCACCGATGAATTGCCGCTCACCAAGTACAGACTGAGCGCATTAAACTGCTGAATCAAATCTGCGCCCAGCATTCCCGACATGTTGATGCCAGTCCACTCCAGCACATAGTCACCCAGGACCAAAGGCATGACTGTGCAGGTCAGGTCCATCAACGGAT